ATTCAACATCAGCAAATTTAAAACTTACAGTACAAGCAACTGGAGAAAATTCAGGAACTTGGGGACAAATTACAAATACTAACCTTTTAATTCTAGAACAAGCTATTGGTGGTTTTACTACTTTCAATATAACTAACGCTGCTAGATCTTTAACTTTTACTAATGGTGCTTTATCAAATGGTAAAAATGAAGTTATTAAATTAACAGGAACTTTAGCTTCTAACTTAACAGTTAGTATTCCAAACTCAGTTGAAAAAACTTACCAAGTTCAAGACGCATGTGATCATGCTGGAAATACTTTAACGTTCAAAACCGCATCTGGAACAGGTGTATTATTATGTGAAGGAAATAACTACACATTATATTCTGATGGAACAAATGTTGTAAAACTTCATGAACAAAGAAACTGGAGAGCAGTATCAGCAGCAGAAACAGTTCAAGCTGGTGCTAAACTTTTAGTAAATACAAATGGTGGAGGAGTAACAATTACGCTTCCAGCTTCACCTGCTACAGGGGATGAAGTACATTTTGTAGACCAAGGTTATGATTTTAATAGTAACGCATTGACTGTTGGTAGAAATTCTTCTAATATAGCTAATGCAGCATCCGATCTTGTAGTTAATACTCAAGGCGCAGCTTTTGGATTAGTATTCTCAGGAGATGCTACAACAGGATGGACTTACACGGAGAAATAATATGTCAAATTACGAAGCAACAAAATACGATTTCGATGGAGCAAACCTTACAGGTATAGAAGGAATTCCTACAGCAACTATTGTGCCGTGGTCTTCTTCATCAGTGCCAACAGGTTTTCTAGAATGTAATGGTCAAGCAGTTTCAAGATCAACTTATTCTGCATTATTTGCAATCGTAGCTACAACTTATGGATCTGGAGATGGCGCATCTACTTTTAACGTGCCTGACTTGCAAGACAACGTTGCAATGGGTAAATCTGGAACTAAAGCTTTAGCTTCAACTGGTGGGGCCAACACTGTTACGGTTACACCTGCAGGTAACATTGGAGGTTCAACAGCTAATGCAACTTTATCAACATCACAACTTGCTTCTCACTCTCATAGCACTAATATTCCAGCTGGTGGTGATGGTAGTAATCAAAGAGTGTTAACACAGTATGGACAAGGTACTCAAAGCAGAAACGTTGGTTCGAATAATACAGGATCAGGTACAGGTCACTCTCACAATATGAGTGCAACTTTTACAGGCACTGCAGCTAATCCATCAGTATTACAACCTTATTTAACAATTATTTATATAATTAAGACGTAGGAGAAATTATGACAACAAATGCACAATGGACAGTAGTAATGGAGGACAAAAAAATCATCAAACAAAGTGGTGATGCTGCTGGAACACCTTACGAAATTAATGATAATGATTTTTGGGGATTAGCCAAATGGAACAACATTTGGGCTATTCAATATGGAACAAGCGATCCAAGTGATACTGTAGAATACAGAGATGGCACTCCTCACTCTACTTGGGAAGATGCTAATTTAGGTGATTTTTCAGATTTTACTTCTAGATGGGATTCAGCTCATTTAGCTCAATTACAATCTAATTGGGATAATGATAATGTTTCAGACGAAACTGAAGCTGATAAAATTGCTAGATTAGGTTCAAGACCTACCTCTTACTCTTCATAATCTTTAATAAACAAAGTCGAAGTATATCTTTTTAAATTAGGTACATTACTTGCGTGTTGAGAATGCCACCAATTTGATGGAAACAATACAGCTCTATTTTCTCTAAATCCAACATGAATATCTAATTCACCATCCGTATAAAAAACAGTTCCATTTGTAACTGCCGTAGGACCAGAAATCATTATTAATATATTTAAACTACCTAAACCACTATCTATGTGAGGTTTAAAATGATCTAAGTTTCTTCTATCAATACTTGAATCTTTGGAAATTTTTATATTTTTTAAATTAAATTTTAACTCGGCTTGTTTTATAAAAAGTTTTTTTATATTAGGTTCATATTGAAGTTCCCATCTGTCTCCATAATAATTTTCTTTATTTCTTTCTACAGCATTTTCAAAAAATCTAGGGGTATAAAATGCTTTAGTTAAAGCAAAGTCTTGAATAAATTCAAGGTTTTTTTTATCAAAAAAATTATTGATAATTTTAATCATTTTTAGTAGTTATCCAAAATCTATGACCCTTGTAGTGTGGAGTAAATCTCCAGTGATCAATAGTATTAATTCCATTAGTAAAATAAGTATATTTTTCTTCTTGCCAATCGTAAATTAAATCATCATTTAATTGTTTATCATCATATCTAATAAATTTTATAAATTTATTTTTAAAAACATTTTCTATATTATTAGCAGATGTCAGTGTTCCAATATTATTAAAAGGTCCATGTACTTTTTCACTGTACGAATAATTGATTATTTTAAATTCAGTATCGTTTTTATATTTATTTACAGCAGTATCTAAACATAAATGAGTGCAAGAGTTTAACATAGTTATTAAATGTTTTTCCCAATAATTTAAATTGTATAGAACTCCAAAATCAATTATTAAATCATAGTGTTCTAATAAAGGTTTTCCTTTTTCACAATCAAAACAATATATTTTTGCTTCAGGATCTTTTTTAATTACCTCATTTAAATTTTCAAATCTAGCATCATTAAAATGAACCTCTGCTCCTAAAGATTTAAAAAATAATCCTACATTTCCAAACCCACAACCAATTTCTAAAATTTTTTTTTTATAAAACCATTTAATTCCAAAATGTTTTATTAACTTTTCACATTTTTTTATTCTCCATTTATTAAATGTATTTCCAAATATATCATTATCCTCTAATAAAAAATGTAAATTATCTTTTAATACTTTGTGTCTATTAAAAAAATTATTAATAGTTTTAATCATTTTACTTTTTTGTAGTATTAAAAGAAATCACTAATCTTTCTTCATTTGAATTAAGTTTATTTACTTGGTGAGGTATATGTGAAGGAAATAATAATAATTTATTTTTTTTAAATTCATGACAATAAGAATCAAACGCTCTATCGTAAAATAGAGTAGGACTGTTTCCGTGTATATAAACTATACCCGAATAATTAGAACCTAGGTGTGTATGTATATTATGAAAATCGTCTTTATTATATAATTGAGCCCAATTATTAAGCAAAAATAATTCATGACTATCTAATATAGCTATAATTTGTTGTTTAAGATTTTTTAAAATTGGAAAGTTTAAAACATTTAAATAGTGATATGTATTTTTTTGTTCATTAGTTTGAGCATCTTTAACTAAAAATAAAATTTGATTAATTTCATCTACAGATATGTCTAAATCATATTCATAGAATGAGTTTTGATATTTAAATGGATCAAAAGAATTAGACATTATCTTAACATCATCCAAGAAGTTAAAATATATTTTTCACCAGATAAAGGTGGATTACCTCTATGTAAATATGGAAATGCAGAAGGCCAAATAACTATTCTACCTTTTTTAGGTTTTACTCTTTTTGAAAAATGTAAAAATTCTGTTTCCCCTCCTTCTTCTACATCATTTAAATATATAGAAAAAACAAACGCTCTTGGTGCAGTGTGATACCCTTTACCATGTTCTATGTGCCAAATATGATAACCTTCCGTAGGAAGAGTTTTTTGTATTTTTAAATCTGTAAAATGAAAAGGTCCTCCATCGTATGCTTGATCTGCTCCCGTGTTTTTTATATAATGATTCCAAGCCAAGTCAAAATTTACCATCATAGTTTTTAAATCTTCCCACCATACATTTATATTATTAGGTGCTGCAAAAAATTGTTGATCTTGTTTTTGTAGTATAGATGAATTTTCATTACCTATTCTGTTTACTGTTTTATTAAATTTATCTTGTTCTTCATATAATTTAATAGCTTTATCACATTCTTCTTTAGTGATGTAATTATCATACACGCCAATAAAATTGTTTATTAAAACTGTTTTTTCATTCATTTATTTTTATTCTTTATATTTATTTTATATTTAAAAGTTAATACCATTCTTAAATCATTAAAACTTCGAACAGTATCTCTAGCACAATGTTCTATTAAACCATCAAAAACTACAACTCTACCTGGTTTAGGTATAATACTTTTTTGAATATCATAATTATTTGTATCATAAAAAACTGTTTCTCCTCCTAAACTTAAGTCCCAGTTGTTATTTAAATAATACATTATAGTTATGCCTCCATCTGAATCTATATCATAATCTCTATGAGATTCATGCACAGTACCATAAGGATTACCGCTAGCATAAACTCTTTCTAATTCTAATAAATCAAAAAATTTAAGTTTTTTTAAAATGTTTTCTGTGCTTTTTTTAAATTTTTTTTCAATCTCATTATTAAAAGTTAAATCGTATTTAAATTTTCTCCATCTAGTAGTATCATTACCGGAACCTAAAAATTTCCAAGGAACTTCATCTCTAAAATAAAAATAAATTTTTGTTGTGTCTTCTTTATCAAAATAATTATCTATTAAATGAATAAAATTTTGATCCAATTCATTTGCTAAAGATATAATTTTTAAATTTTTATTTTGATATCTATCTTTATTATATAAATAAACCAAAGACTCTGCTTTTTTTCCAATTAATTTTTTAATTACTTCTCTATCGGTTTCAGTTTTAAAAGTAAAACTGTCATTACCGTAAATAGAGTGAAATAATCCGGCATAACAAATATCTTCATGGCAGTTCCATTTTCTTAATTTATTATATACATTTACTAAATGATTAAATAAATTATTATGGTTATGAGGTACTTGATTAGTTTTTTTATTAATAAGGTAATTAATAGAATTAATATATTTATTCATTTTTTTCTTTAATTATCTCTTAATCACATAACTAACCGATGTTCTCCAATACGGTATTTTTTTTATTTCCTGTGATTGATGTAATTTAGTAGATTCAAATAATATAAAGTCACCGGGATTATATTTAATTATTTCTCCTTCTATATTTAATTCTCCACCCCAGTTTTCCGCCCATTGTGGTGTAAAAAATCCTACAATGCTATAAGTATTTTCTAAATTATCAGTATGAAACTCTGTATAATGATTGTCATTTTGAGCGTTTAAATTAATTCTTTGTATTCTTCTATTTAATTTAAAATTATGTTGTTCTAATAATTTTTGATTTATTCTATCAAATAAACAATTAAAATATCCTATCCAATATTGATTGTTAACAAGAATTTCACCATCTTCAATAAAAGAAACTCCCGGAAAAGCACCCCCTATTGAATCTCCATAGGAAGTTCTATTTAAATTCCAAATGTTAGCAGAGATTAATGCTTTATATAAAGAGAAACAATCTTGTGTAGTTAAAACATTATTTATTATCTTTATCATTATTTTGCATCTTTCATTCTATATATATTTAATATATAAGATATTATATGCTACAAAAATTAAATTTCAAGCCTGGTTTTAATAAACAAGATACAGAATCTGGTGCCGAAGGTCAATGGACAGATGGTGATTTTGTTAGATTCAGATATGGATTACCTGAAAAAATAGGGGGTTGGAGTCAACTAACTGCTGGATCTCTAACTTTACCAGGAGCAGCTAGAAAGCAACACGCCTTTACTTCTTTTGCAGGTGAGAAATACACAGCGATTGGAACTTCTCAAGGTTTGTTTTTATATTATGGTAATGATTTTTTTGATATTACACCTTTAGATACAGCTATTACAGGATGCACCATAACAACCGTTAATGGTTCAAATATTGTAACTATAAATAAAGGATCTCATGGTTTAGCTAAAGGAAGATA